TCGCCGCCGGCCCCTCGACCGTCGGCACGAAGTTGAGCATCTCCTCGACCGAGATGGCGTAGATCGCCTGGTCGACGCGGCCGCCGAGCCGCGGCGAGATTTCGCCGCCATTGTAGCTGCTCTGGATGGTCGCGGCTGGCATCAGCTATACCGGGCGAGGACCCAATCGTCCTCGACTGGCTCGATCGGCGGGTTCTCCTTCGCGTCGGCGCCCTTGGCGTCGGTGAGGGCGGCGCGATAGGCGCCCCAGGCGTCGGCCTTGCGGCCGCGGTCGGCGGTGATGCGGTCGGCGATCTGGAAGGCGAGCCGCGCCGCGAAGGCGGCGGTGAAGAGCGCGTCCCAGCGGCCGACCTCGGCGACGTCCTCGATGTAGCGAATGTAGAGCGGCCCGGCCGTCTCGGCGAGGATGCCGCCGCGCTCGACGCTGAAGCAGTCGCGCGAGCCCGGCGGGTCGAGCACCTCGATCAGCCGCAGGCAGCCATCGGGCAAGGGAAAGAAGGCGGTCCAGGGATAGATTTCGCCCGGCGTGGCGGAGGCGGCGAGCGCGGCCCGCGCCATCGCGAAGTTCCATGGATGATCGCGAAGCACCGCCCGGCGGACCTGGTCCCACGCCGCCCGCACCGTCCGGGCCGGGTGGCTGTCCTGGTCGGGGTCGCGCAGCTGATCGTCCTCGCCGATCGACGACAAAGCCATGTTCGCGGCGGAGACGTAGTCGGCCATGGGCTTGGCCTCCTCAGAGCGGCGGGAATTTCGCCTGGCGCATGGCGTTGCGGAGATGCTCAATCAGCACGTCGAGTTCGCCGCGCTTCATATTGGTGAAATCGACGTTGAGCTCGACCGCGTCGCCGCCGCCGCCGCTGACCGCGCTGCCGGCGGCGATCGTCACGTCCTGGGCGCGCTGGCCCCGCTTGATCGTATATTTGAACTGGCCGGCCATGCGATCCTCCCTCTTGTTTCAAACGGCGGGGCGGCGCTCGTGACGCCGCCCCACCGCCGCTCGCCCGAAGCCCAATCAGGCGGAGACCGTGTAGAAAATCTCGATGACGAGCGTGCCGCTGGCCGGGGCGTCGGCGGCGGCGAGCGTCGCCAGCACCCGTTCGGTGGCGGCGAGCGGCGCCTGCGCCATCGCCGAGGCCTTGCCGAACCCGGTCGGCGTGTCGGTCGTGGTGAAGACCGCGGCCGCCTTGTACTTGGCGGTCGATCCGGTCGATCCGACCGCGACGGTGGTCGAGCCGAGCGTCGCGCTGATCGTGATCCGGCCGCCGGCGAACGACGCGCCGACCGGCAGGTCGCCGATCACCAGGCTGTCGCCATTGGCGAACGTCGCGGTGGAGAGGTCGAAGCTGGCGCGGATGCGGCGCATCTTGGAGCCGTAGACGCGGCCGTCGGCGCGCCCCGCGGGGAGCGTGCCGTCGAGGACGCCGGCGGTCTCGATCGAGTAGCGAGTGGTCATTTCCTGTCTCCCGTCTGTGAGGCCTCGTCGGAGGTCTCGCGCCCCTTTCGGGGTCCCCGTGAAGGCCGCGCCGCAGGCGTTGCCTCCACGGGGTTTTGGTTACGCTTCGCTGTTGAGGATGTAGCCGACCTTGCCGGCCTCGGTGCGCGTCGCCGCGATCGTGGTGTCGGCCTGGATCAGGCGCGAGTTGCGCTTCATCGGCACCGGCGAGATGTCGGTGTAGATCTTCTGCCAGACCGCGAGCAGCAGCCCCGATTTCACCCAGAACGGGTTCTTGCGGTAGCCGCTGCCGTCGAGGGTCGTCGCGGCGTTGCGGAACAGGCTGTTGCCGAGCTCGATCTCGATCATGTTGAAACCGAGGAAGCGGGACAGCTTGCCGTCGCGCAGCTCGCCGCCCATCGCGCCGAAATCCTTCGAGGTGACCGGAACCTCGTTGAGGAGGTCGTCGATCTGCTCGGCGGTGAGCGCGATGAAGCGCTCCTCGGCCGGGTCGTTGAAATTCTGCGCGAGCATCTTGCGGGCGGCGCGCAGCTTGGCGACGTTCATCCGCGTCGCGGCGGCGGCGCCGACCGTGACCGCCACCACGTTGGCGCCTGGGAAGGCGGTGCTGGTGGTGCCGTCCTTTCCGGTCAGCATGTTGCCGAACAGGCCGCCGATGCAGGCATCGTCCCATGATCGGTTGATCGTGGCGACCGCGGTCTGCATATAGCCGCTCTCCAGCGCGATCTTCGCCTGGATCTGGTCGTCGCGGTCGACCATCTCGGCATAGCCCTGCGGGGTCGGCTTGGCGATCCACAGCCGGCTGTGCGGCGTGTTGGAAAGCTGGACGTCGCCGTGGCGGTCGACATAATCCTGCGCCTGGACGTGGCCGATCAGATCGTCGAGCTGGACCTTCTCGCCAGAGACGTCCCGCTGCATCGCATAGGGCGCCAGCATCGCTGTCGACTGCTGCAGCGACAGCTTCATGTTGTTCTCGAAAAGGGTGACGAAAGTCGTCGGTACCTGGGAGCTCATGGCGCCCTCCTCAAAATGACGTTGAAGCCAGTTTGCGAAGGGCTAGGGGGCCTTGCGGCCCGGCCTCTCTATCGTTCCGCCGTGCGAACACGGCGCGCCTGCGGTCGGCGGGGGCATCCACCCCAGGGACCCGGGCCGCTATCGGCTAGGCGGGCACTCCCAATTTCCCGGATTTAACGTCCCGGGAATGACGACGCCCGCAGACTCCCATGGAACCCGCGGGCGTGTCAAGACGTTGCGAGGCCGGCCGCAACGATTTTTGTTATGCGCTGCGGGCCGCATCGCGCTCCTTGAAATCGCGCTCGGCCGCCACCGCCTCGTTGAGCCGGCCCCACCGCGCCGTCGCCGCCGGGTCCTTGGCGAGCAGCTTCTTGCCGAACTCGGCGTCGACGGTAAGCCTGTCGATCTCCGCCTGGGCCTCGGCGGCGGTGACTCCGAACCGGCCCTTGCCGCCGCCGCTCAGACTGTCCTCGGCCATGCCGCCGCCCAGTTTCGCGAGGATGTCGAGGGTCCGCGATGAGCCCGGCTTGCCGGTGACGAGAGCGAGGCCGCGCTGGATGCCGATCACTTCCTCGGGGCTGAGGCCGATCATCGCCGCCGCCCGCTGGGCGTCGGTGACCTTCGCCGCTTCCTGCGCCCCCTGCGCCTTGCGCCACGCCGCGCCGTCCTCCTGCTCGGCCTTGTCCATGGCGTTGAGCTGGTCGCGCTGCCAGGCGATGAACCCTTCCGCCATCGCCTTGAACGCCGGCGCCGGCACGCCCGACTTGTGGGCGATCGCCTTCATCGGGTCGATGAAGCCCGGGTCAAGGTCGGCGTCCTCCGGCTTCACCACTTCATAGCCTTCCGGCGCGTCGGGCACGCCGATCGACCTGTGGAAGGCGGCGATCTCCTCGGGCTTGGCGCCCTCGCCGGGCGGCTTGACCGCGCCGCCGCGCGCCGCTTTCTGGTTGTCGCGGGCGATCTTCGCCAGCCCGTCGATATCCTTGACGCCGAGCGCCTTGATCCAGTCGCGGTTGGACGGGTTTTCGGCGTCGCCGCCCTCGGCCGAGAACAGTTCGAGGAACGTGGCGTCGGCCTCGCCGCCGCCGCCCTCGCCGCCGCCGCCACCCCCTTCGCCGCTGCCCGCGCCTTCGCCAGCACCGGCGATGATGCCGGCAGCGCCACCGTCGCCGCCACCACCGCCGCCGCCATCGCCGCCCTCGGCGTCGCCCTCGATCGAGCAGAGCGAGGCCGGTGTCCAGCCGAGCGCCGCCGGAGAGGCGCCGGACATCAGGTCAATAATCTTGGTCATCGTCTTCCAACTCCACAAGCTTCTGGACCTTCGCCTCGTCCAGGTTGAGGTGCCGCGCGATGCGCAGCCAGACTTCCCGCCGGCCCTGGCGGCGCGCGGCCTCCAGGGGCTCCACGTGAAACGTCGTCGTCTCCGCAAAGGCGAAGTCGCGAAGGTCGGCGAGCACGATCTCGGCGTCGCGCCCATGCAGCGCCTCGAGCGAGAAAACCCGCCGGTACGACCGCGCCCGAAGGATCGACAGTCGCCGCAGATAATTGACCGCCGCGTTCCGCATGCGATGGGGGAGGCCGGTCATGGGGCTCGCTCCAAAGTGGTACTTTGGAGCGGATTGACGGAAGCAAAGGCGTTCCAGAGACGGGCGGCTTCCTCGCTACCCAGTCTTGTTGGGTATTCGTCCCTCTGGCGCGCTGCCGGGCCTAACATGCCGCAGTCCATGCAGGCGCCGTTCGGCCGGCACATCCCGGAAGGTGAGTTAGCGACGAACACATCGCGCGAACCGCAGCGCGGACAGGGACGAAGCGCATCGCCCTCGGCCAAAGTACCACTTTGGACGAAATCACTCATGCCGCCATCCCCATCTGCCCGCCGCCCGAAATCTCCTCAGCCCTGGCGAGGTCCAGCGCGGCGCCGGCGACCTTTGGGGCCACCTCGCCGGCCTGGGCGGCCTCTTCCTTGGCGGCGCGGGCGCGGCGCAATTCGGTCAGCTCCTCGTCGGAGAGGATCGAGCTCGGCCGCACGCCGAGCACCTCGGCGGTGTTGACCATGCCGTCGTCGAAATTGATCCGGTCCAGCGCGTCAGGACGCCCCGCCCCGGCGGCCTGCACCGCCACCTCCACCCAGCGCGTGAACGCCGCAGCCTCGCCGGCCCGCGCCATCCTGGCGAGCGGGTTGGTCATGACGATCAGCGGCCGCGCGCCGGCCTCCGTCATCACCGGCGGCATCGGCGGGATCTGGCCGGCGCGGATCAGTATGTCGAGCTCGCGCTCGCCCATCACGCCAAGCTTCTCGCTCTCATAGGCGTCGGCGAACGGGCCGATCAGCACGCCCTGCTTCTGGGCGATCTCCAGCACCGCCGCCGCGGAGCGCTGGACTTTGTCGTCGAGCACCATCTTGAAGAAGTCCTCGAGGAAGGTCTCCTTCACCACCCCCCGTTCGCTTTCGAGGAATTCGAGGCCGAATTCGGGCTGTCCGGAGGGGATTTGGGCGACCAGCAGATTGCCGCGCTCGTCGACCAGGCCGGGGTTGAGCCCGCCCGGCTTGGTGGTCAGCTTGGAGATCGCGTCGTCGTCGTAGAAAGCGAGCGCTGGGTCGGTCTTCTTGTGGGCGCCGCGGACGATGGTCTTCGCCATCTGGTTGAGCGCCTTTATGTTGCCGAGCACCTCCATCGCCGGCGAGCGGCCGTATTTCTCGCCGGGCGAGGTGACGTTGCGCGAGACCGCGATCGGCATGGTGAAATAGCCGCCCTGGCGGACGATCCACTTCTCGGCAACGGCGATGTAGCGCGAGACGATCGGCTTGCCGCGCCAGTCGAGCCGCTCGGTCTCGTAGCGCTCGTTGGGGCGGCAGACATGGAGGAACTGGAACTTCTCCTCGCAGCCCTTCTCGCTCCCCAGCGCCGTCAAAATCTTGGGCGGGAGGTTGTCGGCGCCGAACTCGTCGCGCGCCTGCCGCGCGGTCAGCTCGAACTTGCGGTGGACGGTGTCGATCCGCCCCCGGAAATCCTCGTCGACGAACACTTCGCTCATATGGAGGGCGCGGTAATAGAGGCCGCGGCCCTTCCATTCGTCGACCAGCAGGGCGCCGGTGCCGTAGCCGCCGAGGGCGCGGCGGTCGCGCGAATATTGCAGGCTGGCGCCGACGTGCATCGCGTAGCGGCATGCGAACATGCGGTCGGTGGCGACCTGCAGCCATCTCTCGGCCTCGCGGTCGCGGGCGAGGTCCTTGTCGACGACGGTGAGGCCGTGCCAGCGGTCGTTCTTGGGCGTCGTCACATAGCCGAGCGCCGCGTCGAAGCGTCCGAGGCCGCGAAGCGCGGTGCTGTCGAACAGGTCGAGCCCGCGCCGGCCGCCGTTGGCCTGCTTGTCGAAGCCGCCGCCGGCCGTGGGATCGACGTAGCGCTCGATGTCGCGATAGGTCGACTCCCACGGCGCCCGCTCGGCCTCCATCGCCTCCTGGCGGCGGAGGTCGGCCTTGACCAAGTCTTCGTTCTGAATGTCGTCGGCCATCTCAATCCCTCCGCCGTCAGTGGCTTCGCTCAGAAAACGATGCTGTTCTCGACCCGGACGCGGCTGTTGGCGCGCACCGTGATCGGCTCGGGCAGCACCCGCCAGCCGATCTGCTCGCTACCCTGTCCTGAGCGCGTCGAAGGGGCGAACAGGCCGTAGCCGGCGATCCTGACCTCGGGCTTGTCCATCTCGCCGGGCTCGTGCTCGATCGGCAGGGTGAGCAGCCAGCCGTCCGGCCGACGGCGCCAGGCGTCGCCGTCGACGCGAACCGGCGCAATCTCGATCAGCTCCTTCTTGCCGTCGGACGCGACGACGTCGACGAAGTCCTCGCCGATCGCCGCGGCGATCCGCTGGGCGCGCTCCGCCGCTTCCTCGTCGCTCTTCGGCGCCCGCAGCGGGCCGCATTTGCGCCGCTCCGGCGACTTTTCCAGCCGCAGCGCGTGCGCCTCGTTGCGTGCCCGAGTCGCGTGCCCCCGCACCGCCCGCAGCGAGGCCTTCGCCTCGGCCAGCTCCGCCTCGAGCGTGCCGATCACGCGGATCGCGCTGTCGCCCGCCCCCTCTTCGGGCAGCGGCGAGAAGCCTTCCCGCGCAAGCAGGAAACTCGCCAGCTTCGTCGTCTGCGCCTCGGCGCCGGTGATTTCGTCCGCCATGTTCCGTTCCTTCCTTGAGTAAATGTTACGATCCGAGCGTCGCCTTGCCCGTCCCGCCGAGCGGCTCCGCGCCGTAGGCGCCGGTGACGATGTCGGCTGCGCCGCCGCGGCGGCGGCGCAGCGCGTCGGCCGCGTCGGCCGCCGCCGCGGCGTCGTCGCGGGTCGCCAGCGGCAGCGCCGAGGGCTGGGCCGGCTTTTTCTTGCCGATGTGGAGCAAGTTCGCGACCAGGCCGAGGCCGCCGAAAGGCAGCAACTGGCCGGCGGTCTTCAGGATCGGTTTCATGTCTAATATCCTCCCAGGATGTCGTAGGCGCTGTCGTTGACCACGGTCCGGCTGTCGCGCCGCGCCGTGCCGCGAATGTCGGCGATGACATGCTCCCCCTCGAGCGCCGCATATTGCTCGGCGTCGCAGACGTGGGTGTAGATCGTGTCGGCGATCACCAGATGGCCGCGCACCTCGCCGCCTGCCGACGCCGGCAGCTCCGCTTTCTTGTAGTGATAGCCTCCTAGATGGCCCCGGATCAGCAGCTTGCACGAGGGATCGACCGCATAGCCGCCGCGCTCGCTCATCGCCCGCCAGATCGCCTCGTTGCGGAGCGCCGCCTTGTTCGATTTGGCCTTGCGGATGCGGATGAACCATTTCGCCGCGTCCCGCCCGCCGAGGTTCAGCGCCTTCTGGCAGGCCAAAATCCAGTCATGCTCATTGTCCTCGCGGTCGTCGGCCGCGAACGCCGCCGGGTCGGCGATCACGCGCAGCATCTCGGGCCGAAGGTCCGGGAAATGGTCGTTGAGCATCTGCCGCACCTTCTGGCCGAAGGCGGTCGGGCCGATCTTGAGCAGCGAATTGCCGCCCTCGGCGGCGAACACCGTCTCGCGCAGGGTGCGCAGCTGCCCCATCGCGGTGCGCTGGCACGCCGTCGCCGCCGCGTAGAGCCCCTGGTCGAGCCCGACGATCAGCGGCCGCCGCGGATCCCAGTCGATCGGGCGGACATGGTCGGAATAGGAGAATTGCGGGTTGACCGGCTGGCCGTGCCGCACCGGCACGAACTTGTTGTGGATCATCCGGTCGACATAATCGGGCCGCTGCGCGTTGGCGGCGGCCTGCAGCACGTAATAGCCGCGCCCGCCGCGCGGGTTGCCGGGGGTGGCGCCGGGAAGGTTGTGGAGGTTCTCCGCGTCCGGCTCGAGCCCGCCCGGCTGGATGAAGGTCTCGACCAGCGGCCGGCCGCCCAGCGCCTCCTTCAATTCGTCGCTGACCAGGCTGCCGAGATCCTTCTCGACCGCCATCTTGTACACCCAATTGTCGATATAGGGCGCATTGGTCGAGAGGATGATCTGCGGGTCCACCACCATCGACGGGTCGAGGTCGGAGAAGCGGCCGACGCGGCCCGAAAGGTAGGAGACCAGCTCGGGCGGCTGCAGATCCGCCTCGTCGATCATCACCGCATTGACTTCCCAGCCGCGGCACACGCTCTCGACGCTCTTGTCGCCGATCGCCCGGAATTCCATCTCGAAGTCGACGATATCGGTCGCCTGGCCCTCTTCGTCCTCGGCCTGGATCAAGGTCAGCTTGTGGGTGTAGGGCGCCCGCCAGTTGAACTTGCCGTCGTCCTCCGGATGAACTCGGAACCAGGACGGCAGGGTGTTGCTGTCGATGTTCGGATAGCTCTCGCGGATCACCCCGCACCGCGCCTTGCGCCACAGCCGCCCCTGCGCGTCGACCTTGGCCTTCTGCCGCTGCGCCACCCGCCGAAGCTTGCGAAGCGCCGTCACCGTCTTCGCCGACCCGACCGGCCCGATGATCACGCAAATGAACGCCCGCGACAGCAGGAACGCATCCGAGATCGGCCCCGGCGAATTGAGGCGGCGCACGTCGACGGGGGAGAGGTCGGCGGTCATGTGAAGCGGTCCTCGCCGAATAACCCAAGCAGGCAGCACTTCGCCCGCTCCATCAACAGCATGATGTCCGCCACATGCCCGGCGCTAGTCGCAGCGAAGAGAGTGCCGTCGCGCTTCACCCCCAGAACGATAACGGTTTCGATATCGCCGAGCGCAGCCACCGCGCCTTGGAGCACCTCCGCGGGCGAGGTCGACTGTTCGCGTTGCGCCCTCGCTATGGGGCGCGCATCGGAAACGGGGAAGACGTAGACGTTGTCGCTCACTCCGCCCCCTCCCCGCCGAAATCTTCGTCCGGCGCGGCGAGGCGCAGCGTGCCGCCGTCGATCGGGTTGGACGCGGCGTGGCCGCCAATCTCCTCGACCACGCGCACCCCCCGGATCGTCGCATCGATCGCCAGCGGCTTCTTCGAGTGGACGAAGGGCATCAGCGCCTCGGCGCAGCGGATACGGAGGCTCCGCGCGTCCTGGAAATTGAGCGTCTCCTCCTCGACCTCGACCATCTTGTCGGGCTGATCCTTCCCGCCCTTCAGGACCTTCGTCACCTTCCGGCGCGAGGCCTCCATCATCACCTCTTCCGGGGTCGCCTGGATTTCCATCAGCGTGATCGCCGGGTCCGGGCCGAAGCTGAGGATGTAGCGGGAGAAATCGTCGGTGCGCCGGTTCCGCGCGTTCTTGGGGCGTCCCCGTCCCCTTTTCTCCCGGGCGTAGCGGAGCACGGCGAGCCGGCCGGCCAGCGGCCCCAGCTCCTCGCGGGCCTCGACCATCTCCTCCGCCGTCGGCGCCTCGAGCAAGGTGAGTTGCTCCTCCTCGGTCGCGGCGGCGTCGAGCAGCGCCTTCGCCTCGTCGACGAAGCCCTGGACGAGCGCGGCGTCGCCGGTGTCAGGATTTGACATGCCAGCCTCCCCGTGCGAGCTTCGCCGCTTCGTCCGTCAGCCCAGCGGAAGAGAGCCCATCCCCGACCCCAAACCCTTCCTGTCCCTGCCGCGGCGCACCGCACCGGCCGCTCCCGGCGCGCGGAGAGCCTGAAACCCCCAACCCCATTGTCGCCGTTGTCGGAAGCGCACTCCCGACCGTCGTTGACCGGTCACGCGAGGCTGGGGCCGAAGGCCGGTTCAAAATCCTGAAAACATCCAGCCCGAGGGTGCAACGGAGGTCGGACGGCGGGAAAGGGGGGGCCGGGGGGGCCTCGGCGGCGATCGGCGCCAGGCGGCCGGCCAGGCGCGGCGACGGCCGCCGGCGGGCCAGCCTGTAAGGCTTGTGCGCGGCAGGCGAAAAGGCCGTGCGATCAATGCCTTGCGCCCGTCCTTCCAACGCCGCCCTTCCAACGCCCCCGCTCGCGCCCTCCAAAAACGGCGGAAATCCGCCATTCCCGGCCCCGCCCCAGATCCCCGCCTCGAGCCGGCCCGCCAGCTCCGACGCCGCCACCCCGATCGCCGAGCCCGGCCCGCCCGAGCTGCGCGACCCCGAAAACTTTTCCCCAACACCCCCAGCCGAACGGTGCTGATCGGCCCGCTGGCGACGGCCGCGCGAATATCCGCCCCCTATTTTATTCGGCCAGGGAGAGAGGCTGGCGAGGGCGCCGCCGCTTGTTACCGTGTTACCCTCGCCGAGCGGCGCCGGTAACGGCGCGAGTAACGGGTAAGCCATTGATACATAGAGACAATTCTCTTTGTTACCAATGTTACCGAGGAAAGAGAGAGAGATAGACGCGTATGCGCTCGCGCTCGCTCGCACATCAGCCGCCCCGCCCGGTGGGTAACAGGGTAACAGCCACCCAAACCCATGTCGAAACAAAGGCTTAGCTGTTACCGCCGATGTTACCGCGCGGAGTAACAGGTAACAACGCCGCCGCCGGACCGGCCAGTCGACGCGCCTCGGGCAATTGCCTGAATTCACAGGGTCAGGGGTGCGGGGCGCGGAGACAAAAAAAGAAGCGCGAGGAGTTCGAGGCGAGGCGTGGTCTCCCCGGGCCGGGGTGAGGAATGTGGCCGCGTCCGTACCGGCGCCGGCTGACGCCGGCACCTGGACGCGAATTATTTTGATGAGTGGGCTTGACGTATACGCACAATGATCGTATATCGCCGCCAGCAGCCTCGTGTTGCCCGGCGCCTCGCGGTCCAGGGGCGGAGACGAACAATGGCCGAATATCTGTTCATCGCCGGACTCAGCGCCGCGTTCATCGCCGTAGCCGAAACCTGCTACCGCCTGCGGAG